TCGTCTAATTGTGGTTTAAGTAAAGTGTATTTAGTCATTGCAGCTTTTACCTTATCCTTATCACCTTTAGCAATAGCATCTAACATAGCAGCAAAAGCCTTATCAGATAGCGGTGGTAACTCGGTTGTAGTAGCTTGGAACTTTGGTTGCTCTTTCTTAGTAGCCTCATTTGCATCGTCATCGTCAATCTCTAAAGCTAATAAAGAAGCAAGTGTATATCTTCTAAAGTAAGTAATTGCAGAGCCTAATGGCTGAGGTTGTAAACCTACCGGCAAAGGTAATGACGATTCCAATACTTCGCTGCCATAAGTTAAGAATGTAATTACATTGCCATTAATTAGTGGCTGAGTTAATACGATTCCACACTCTGAAAGTAATGGCTTAACCTCGCTAATTATTTGAGTTAAACTCGCATAAGTGTTTTTAAAGTGTGGATTTTTAGAATCCTTTTTAATAACGTTTACTTTTTTTTGAAACTCTAGTAATTGAGTTTGTAGTGTTTTAGTTTCCATGATTTTGTTTAGTTTAGAATGGTGAAGATTGTTCTTTAGTTAGTTTAAAAATAGTTAGTGAATTGTAGTAGCGACCTTTGGCCTCTTTACCATTCAAGTTAGCCACGATTGTAACTGAATCCCCTAACTCAACGCTATCTAATAAAGATATTTTATCGTTAATAGCTTGGATGCTTATATCTTGCGGATACTTGCTGTCCTGGTCAATAGTTACCACTACTTCTTTTTTAGCAAATTTGTCCGTAACTTGCTCTGTTTGGTTTAGCACCTTTACTGTTCCTTTGATTTCAATTGTCATTTGTTTTTGTTTTTATTGGTTATTAATTGTTTGGTTCGATTTGCATTAGTGAATGGTAGTTATCCTCAACGTAACTGATTAGCTTAATCATGCTATCTTTGTCGGTTATAGTAAAATGGTGTAAGTCATCTCTGCCATCTTCATCAGTATAGTGGCATTCAAACTTAGCACTTAATCCCGTTTCGCTAATCTTAACGTAGTAGTTAGGCTGTACAAATTCGTTGATTTCAGAGTACTGATACTCGAATGTAGCAAGTATAGCATTAGCCATGTTTTCTAATTCTCTCGATGTGTTTTTCATGTTTAGTTTATTAAGTTGATTAAATAAATAACTACAATTACTATAAAAGTAGTTAGGTTGATCGTGTTAAAAGTTGTTTCTTTCATATTGTTTAGTTTTAAATTATATGCAAATATACATCATTCTTTTTGATTAATTCAAATAACTAAATTATAATTTAACATATTTTAACAATTTAATATGTTGATTTATTCAAAATAAAAGGTTTATATTTGTGGCATGAAATCTATAAACGTTGTATCTTTATTTAATGGAATGGGAACATTAAGACAAGCGTTACATAATTTAGGTATAGAAATAAACAACTATTACTCAAGTGAGATAAAACCATACGCTATTAAACTACAACAACATCATTTTCCTGATGTAATACAAGTTGGGGATATTAGAAATTGGCGAGAATGGGATATTGATTGGAGCAGTATTGATTTCATTGGAAGTGGTAGCCCTTGCCAAGATTTAAGCAGTATTGGTAAAGGAGCAGGTTTAAATGGAGATAAAAGTAGTTTGTTTTTTACTTTTGTTGAGATACTAAATTATTGTAAATCATTAAATCCTAATGTAAAATTCTTGCAAGAAAATGTAGGTTCTGCATCTAAAAAAGATATTGGAATAATGAGTAGAGCATTAGGTGTTTATCCATCAAGAATAAATAGTAGTTTATTAACTGCACATTTGAGAGATAGGTATTATTGGAGTAATATAAGAGTAAAAAATACTATGTTCGATATTGTAACAGATATACCAGAACCAAAAGACAAAAAAATACTATTACAAGATATTTTAACTGATGGATTTACTAAAAGAGAAAAGGCACAAACATTACTTGAAAGACGAAGTTTTTGCTACACAGATGAATTTTCAGATAATGCTCAAAGGTTTCTAAAAACACGAGAAAAGTTTGGAGTTATTGTAATTCATTTAGACAACGGATTGATGAGAACAGTAAACAAAACAGAAATGTGCAGATTACAGGGATTTCCCGATGATTATTGTGATGTTTTAAATGAAGATAAAGCACAATCATTATTAGGCGATGGATGGACTTTACCAATTATTGAACACATATTAAGCTATTATAAAATCTAACAACTTAAAAACAAAATAAACATGAAACAAGGAGGAGCAAGAAAAAACGCTGGGGTTAAACCTAAACCATTTAACAAACAACGTAAGCCAATTCACTTAACAGTCTACGCTGAAAACGAAAAGATTGAAAGCCACACAAAAGAGGTTTTAAAAGATAGGGCTAAGGTAGCTGCGCAAAAGGAAATAGATAAAATTAAGTAAAATGAAAAAAATAGAACAACTTAAAAACACATTAGCCTTATTCACGATTGTAGGGCTTTCATGTTGGATTGGCTACTTACTATCAGCTAATGAAAGTAAAGCCTACACAATCAACCAATATGAGTTAAAACAGCATAGAGATAGCCTAACTATTGAGCAGTTGTTTGAAATAGATGAAATGCAGGATAGTGTGATTAATACCATGCCACCAGTAGAGTATTTGGACTTTTTAAAACGTAATAAGAAATGATAACACACATGATAACAAGGGATGCCAATGGCTGCATTACAGGTCGTATGCCTGTATCGGTATCTATTATCCTATACAAAAATGAGTTGATAAAATTCATTAAATCCCACAATTTGAATATTAAATATAGTAGAAGTATCAAATCATTCAAAGAGTTTCAATACGATTGGTTAGTAAATCAAATGAACGAGCGTAAACAAAAGGCTATTGCTAAACATAAAAAGTTACAATTGAAATGGTAGTAACATTCCAATCAGAAGATGAACAAGAAATAAAGCGATTAGCTAAGGCTAATGATATGGCTCAGTTCATTTGGGAGTTAGTACATAACGGATGGCGAGATTTTAAGCATACTGATTATGACTATCAACCAGCATGGAATAAGATTAACGAACTATTGGAAGAACACAATATAAATATTGAAGATTTTACATGATAGTTTTTGTGTACATTAACCAACAAATAAGCCTTTAATGTAGATAATAAACAACATAATCGGTTATTCTTCGACTTTCCCGTTATTTTTATACATACCTAAATACATTTCTTTGAACTTATCAAAGCTGTGAGGACTTAACAAAATACTACCATCGTTTAAGTATATTTTAAGGCAATTTGTAGGGTTGTTATCGTTATCGAATAAAACATATTGCCTAAAGCAAGTGATATTTATTTCAGATAAATTTATACAAGTTTTAAATCTAAACCATGTATCATCTATTATAGTTGAGTGTAATTCCTCATCAATTATAGTTTGCCTTTCATGCTGCCCAAAAATTGTAAACTCAAATAGTGCCATGTTAATATATTTTACCTTTTATTATTTTTAAATTATTTAAATGATACTCGCCCGTTTTAATTTGCAATTCGCAATATGCAAATCCTAAGTTCCAACGATTTATAGGCATATAACTTGGATTTAATCCACACAAACACCCTACTGAATTAGTTGCAATTACATCGCCACCTAAATTGGTTTCTGTATTGTTTGATGTCTTATGGAAATGACCTACTAAAATGCTATCAAATGTTTTCATAAACATACTACGTGCTGGATTAACACCGCCACTACCTCCAACTACTTCGTGTCCATGTAGTACTGTTAGCTTACCTATTTTTATAGGTCGCTTATCTTTAACTACTTCAATGTTTAAATCGTTTAATCTTAGTACGGATTCTAATTGCAAATCATCTAATTCAAAGAACTCAGGAGCATTAATGTATAACCATTTATCCCAACGTTCATCATGATTACCGTACTTAAATATAATTCTTGCTTTTGGAAATGTTTCACGTAGTATTTCTAAGAACATTCTTACAGATTCAATCTCATAAATAGTACTTCTATTTCTTACATCTCTATCATGCCGAGAAATATTGGCAAAGTCAATTAAATCCCCGTTAATCAATATACAGTTAACATCCTTCTCTAATCCGTAATTCATAGCTAAGCTTATAGCCTCGTTATGTTGATACGGAAAATGTAAATCTGAAAGTATTAATGTACGTGATTGAGATAAATGGAAAGGATCAAATGAATGGGCTGAACTTGTAGGTAACTTAAAGTTTTTGAATTTAGCATGTTTTCTATGTTTATCACCAGTTGCCCCACGAAAATACCTAATTGCTGACCTTATATTTTCTTTATCGTATTCAGGGTGCTTAGCATTTATCAACTTAACAATACTGCCAGTTGATGAGTTAGGATATTTTTCACAATAATCTTTAACAATTATAGATAATGATGTAAAAATTCTACCCATGCTTATAAATTTTTAAACAAATATAAAATATTATTTCATCATTTCGTTTATTTTCTTATCCTTGTTATGACTTGATAACGAACTACCAAAGTAATAACTAAGTACTGCTGCTGCTAATGTAGTTAGCGAACCTATAATCATTGATTCACTTGCTTTTGGTTCGTAGTTTCTAAATAGTATCAATGCCCAAATTAAGAACGTAGAACCAACTACAAACAAAGCAAGTATAGGTGTAACTACCTTATTTAACAAAGGTGCTTTATCATTTGTTGCAATAGCTATTTCTCTTGCCCTTGCACTCTCATTTTCCTTTGCTTGTATCTCCATTTGCTTGGTTAATTCAATCTCCATGTTATGCAAATGCTCACTAATAACCTTTTGAAGTTCTATTTTTGCAGCTTCTTTTTCTTCTTTAGATTGGGTTAAGTTGTCAATAACTTTACCTACTGAGCCAATAATATCAGAAGCCTTGCCCCCGAATAGATTTGTTAATACTTTTGGTAATGGCATATTATTTAATTATTTCAATTGTGTGTTTATTTTCTTTGTATAACTCAAATAAAGCGCATAAGTCAGCGGTTGCCTTTGTGCTTTCACTAATACAATCAACTCCCTTTTTATAGCCTAATAAAATACAGCCATGAGAATGATTCTTATTATTACCTGCATGGATTAAAACACCATCATAACCTTTAACATTTAGTAAGCGTGGTAATTTCTTTTGAAACTTTGGCGATAAATTAAATATAACTTCGTAAGTTCCATAAGGTATTGCAGTTTCTCCAAATACTTTTTTAGCTTTAATTATAAGTAAAGACTGAGTACTATCCAAGCCTCTATCTTTATCTTCTAATGTATAGCAAAAAAACTTATCGTTAATATGCATTTCACCAATTGTACTATTGTCAGTAAAGGTGTTTCTAATTACTTTAATTTTCATCTTCTTTCTTTTTAAAAATTACATTCCAAGCCTTCTTAAAATTAATCACGATTAGCAATATAACAGAAATAATTGATAAGCAAGTTAATGCTAAATCTAAACCTTCGTGCATACTTAAAACCGCCAATACTTTAAAAGAAAATACAGCAAATCCAAGGATTAAATTGTTGTAAGTGTTATCTATTTCTTGCATCATAATGAATCAACGTGTTTTGTGTATCCCTCTCTTATTTCTGCTTCAGCAGCTTGTTTTGGTCTGCCATAGTATTCACGAAGCCCATCAAATTTACCACCATAATAAGTGATAAATAGTTTCTCAATACCCCCTAAATCGGGATGCTTAACGACTTCTAATGTTATTTTATATTCCATAATTAATATGCTTTTACTGTCCAATTATACCAAACATTTGTAGGATTAGTAGCCCATGTTGGGTTATTAACTTGAACAACTAATTCATCGTTTATTGCGTTTGCTAATGTTGTTACACCCCCTAAAATGTTTAACCTTTTGTCGTGTGTTATTGTTCCAATTGTTTCTTCTGTTCCTGCAGTTATGTTCAACAATTTTATTGTCGATGTTTCATTACTGCCTAAAGTGTTTGGACACATAATGTTCATTGATATTGAAAATTTAGTGTTTGTTTTTGTAGACAAAAAACGAACTGCATTACTTGTTGTTGCAACTGCATTATTAAGATATGAACTATAATAAACAGAATTATCAGCTGGGTTAATTTGCGAACCATCTGAATAATACTCCCATAAAAAAAGAGTATTTAGTTGCCCTTGTGGTATTTTATTAGTTGTTATCATATTTTATAAATTAGTTGGGTCAGCTAATAATCCACCCGCTCCGAAGGTTGTTTGGTTTTGTATACTTGGATCTCCTTTAGCTATTCCGTTAGGACTTTGATTAATGTATCTTATTCCTATATTAGTTGATTTTCTTATATTTGATTTGCTCTTTGTAAGGACTAATAATTGTAAAGGTTTTGTTAGTGTGCAACCACTAATATTGACAAATTTTGCTATTTTTTCAAATCCATCTTGAAAGGCTATTGTGTAGTTTGTAGTACTTGTTGAACTTATATTAGTTACAAGTGATGGACTGCCACTAAAGAACTCATTCATTGTTATAGTAGTACTTGCACCTAATATAACATTTTTAAAAATTAATTTGTGTAAATTTACTAATGTAGTAACCGTTCCACCTCCAAATGTAATTGTTGTATTATTAGATTTTACAGTTCCTTTAATATATGTTAAACCTGATTCATGATATAAACTATTTGGTAATGAAATAATTCCATTTGTATTAATAATTATAGGTATTCTAAAAGTGTTAGAACCGTTAATCGCAGTCCAAGTTCCTGTTCCAATTAATACAATCGTGGCTGTGCCAATTAGTGTAATTCCATTTGCTGTTAAATTACCACTTACATTTACATTAAATAAACCATTTATTGTAACGCTAGAATTTGTCAAATTTTGACAATTCAAATCACTTGTTAAAGTTTGTGTGCCAGTTGTTATTGTTACATTATTCCAAGTCATACCATTTGTATTAAATGTAGTTGCTAATGCTATGTTTAATGTACTTCCTGTTGTCGTAACCGTTCCTGCTGTATATGTTAAAGTACCAGTATTATAATAGATGTTAGTACCTATTGTTAATGTTCCTGCTGTGTTAATTGTAACATTATTTCTTATGACACCAGTAGTAGTATGATTCCAAGTTCCTGTACCATTAAAGTTAAATACAGTTGTACCGCTAATTGTAGCTGTTGTTGTAACAGTTAAATTTCCTCCTATATTAAGAGTATTTCCTGTAAATGTAGATGCTGTTGTTCCTGATAAAGATATAGCACCTGTAATAGTTAAGTTGCTCCCTAAAGTGTAAGTTATACTCGTTCCTGTAAAAGTTAGTGTTCTACTCCATGTTGTAGTTCCACTTATAGTAGCAGTTCCACTTACAATCAACCCACTTGCACCAGCTTGTGTAAATCCATTAGTACCTAAATTAATAGTACCAGTTGATGTAATAGCATTAGTAAAAGTAATTGTATTTACATAATTAGTAAAATTAATTCCTGCTAAAATAGCAGTAGCAACATTTACAGTTAAATTACCACTTGTCGCAGTAAAGTCAACTGTATCATTTGCAATAGGAACAACACCACCAACCCAAGCTGTCGTTGCGTTCCAATTACCCCCAGTATTACTAACTGTTCTAAGTGCCATAATTAATAATCTCCAGCAAAAGCACAAGCATCTGTTTGGTCTTGCGCCCCTGCGTAAACACTCATACAAACCGACATTAATTGCCCTGACTTCATTATGATAGCTTGGTCAAATGTATATATTGAAGTTGCTCCAATAACTGTATTTGAACGTGTAGCCGCTGCCATAGTAACCTCACCAATCAATCTAGGATTAATACCACCAGTATCGGTTAAAAATATTCTCAATACTTTAGCACCCGATGCCGCTGCTGTTGCTTGTGAGTTGATAAACCTAACACCATCAACCCTTGTGCCATCTGTAACCGCAGTAACTAATGTTACTAAAGTACCTGAGCCATCCGCTGCCGTATTTGCCGCTGCTATTCTTGCAGGTGTAAAATTACCTTGTTTTGTAAAAATTGGAGTTGTATTTGCTGCCATTTTATATTAATTTATTATTGTTTTGGTACTCAATTAATTCTTCGTCTGAACTCATTATTATTTCAATATCCATGTAATTATTATCAACTGACCTTTTGATGTTAATTTGTTGAATACCGATTTGAGTTGCTGCTCCAGTAGTTTCTATTGAGTAGTAAATACCATCAACTATTTCTGAACAAGGGCAGCTATAAGTTACTATCTGTGGATAAGGTAGTGATTCAATAATATGCCCATCGGGTGCTGTGTAAGTCATCATATTGTTTTGTTTTTATATAAAATTATAGTAAGCGAATAAATTACTTGAAGCTGATGTTACTCCACCAGCAGGGACACTATAATTTCCAGTACCATCTAAAAACTTAGTTGCATCATTTGGTAACTTTGGAGCATAACCATGTTTGCTAGTTGAAACATCATTTGTAGTGTTATCTGCTAATATTTGTTTAGTTTCTGTTATTGAGTTGTCTTTTACCTCGGCTGTTAATGCTTGACCCGTTAATGTAAAATCTATTGTACTTCCATCAGTTACACTTACATCGCCTGTATTTGTTCCGCTGGTATTACCAATTACTGTTAAGTTAGCATCTGTAACGTAACGCTTATTTAAAGAATCAGCAATGTCGCTTGTAGTTGCATCCGCTCCACTTGTAACTAAACCTTTAGCATCATAAGTAATCTTCGTTTTTGTAGCACCAGTAATGGCACTATTTGAAGTTACTTTTGCGTTTAATAAAGTATCACTTTCTGCCTTTGTGTAGCTTGGATTAATACCCAGCGTTGCATTTGAATAAATAACATCAACTCTATCACTTGCCTCTAAAGTATCAATAATTGTTAAGGTTGTTGTTACAACTGTATATTGAGATTGTCTTAATTCTTGACCATTCACGAAAACCGAATAAACAGCACTTGCTGAATTACTTAATGTGAATGTTTGTGCGCCACTTGTATAAGTAAATTCTTGACGAATTAAATTAACAGTATTAAACCCATCTAACACATCAGTTCTTAAATTAGCTAATGTTAATCGTTTCCAAATGTCGTTAGTAACATCGTATGTTAATACGCTATCTGTATCTATTGGAGTTGTGTAATTAGTTGAAGTAACATTGTGTAATTCTTCTAATTCATAACCATTATCAACTTTTACATAAATAGAACCTTTAGTAATATGAGCGTGAACAACGTAACCAATTATAACTATATGATTGGGGGCAGTTGGTTTAATATTTGTGATATTACCTGCAGTTGTTGGACTTAAATAAACGATGTCCCCGTCAGCCCAAGTTTCGCCCTGTAAACTGCCAGTTGTGTTAATTGCACGAACTAAACCACTTGTAGTAATAAAACCTTCTTGATTATTAATTATTTTTTCAGTTACAAGTCCAATAGTTTCTGCACTCAACACATCATTTGTGGCTAAAGCTAAATCAACTTTTAACCTCTCACCTTGCGCACCCGTTACCCTTACCGCTTGGTAATTAGTTTGTTCTAAATTAATATTTGTAGCTGTTTTATTTACTACTCTTACAACTTGCTCCTGACCGATTTGCAAGGTAACATTACCACCTTTTAAACCTAAATCTAAAGTCCCATCGGTATCATTCCAACGCATTACAGCAATGCCTGCTGAGCCAGTTGGTTGTTGGTCAATTTCAAATTGGTCTGCTTTTAATTGATATTCTCCTAAATCAACATTTTGAGTTGCTCCAGTGTAAGGAACAAGTAAAGATGCATCTGGTATATCACTTGTTGTTGCTATTGTATAGCTTCCAGTTGCCTTATCGGGAAACTCTAAAATAACACCTGCATTTGTTACGTTGGTATTTTTTAAATCACTTTCTGCAGTTCCATTATGTAACCCTAAATTTCCGCTTGAATCAAAATAAGAATAAGTACCTGTAACTGCATTTTGAACTCCAATTGCACTTGCTCCTAATTCACTAAAATCTGCAGTAACATCGCCAACTGTTATTGTGTTAGTTGTTATTGAATCAATATCCGTTACTTGTTGTAAGTTAGGAATACTACCACTATTTAAATTCCAAACAGCCGCTCCTGTAGTACTATCTATACAAGTATAAATACTTCCATCGTCTAAACTCCAAAGACTTCCAACGTAATAACCTTTTGTATCGTCTTCATTTACACTTGGAACTGTAGTAAAATTATATAGTGAATGTCTTATTAAAAGTCCGTTACCATCCATTACGTACAATCTTCCAGCTTCCCACTTCAACTCATAACCTACTGCACATATTTGTGCAATACCTTTTGACCCCCCAAATCCAGCATCAATAGTCCCCTCTCTTAATCTTGAAGTATTGTCTAATAATATTCCAGAACCTGCACCAAAAATTAAATCATTTGTACCTAAATCAACATTTTGATTTGCACCTGTATAAGGTACTAAGTTACTTGTATCGCCACCATTGATAGGTGTTAATAAACTTAATTCAGTAACATTATCACCAATGTATAATTCTTGGGTTGTTTCATTAAAAATAAATTGCCCATCTTTTAAAACTAAAGTAGTATTTGCTGCGAAAAATGCTGCATTTTTTTTACCTACTCTTATGTCTACATTTGCCATTAATTAATTGGGTCTATAATTGTTGATGTATTGCCTGTAATTGTATCTATTATTTGTTGTAAAACTTCTACAGTGTAACTTCCGCTTGTTGTAAATGTTTGTAGTACATTCCCATCTTGGTCTTTTATTTCAACTACAAAATCACCTGCATTTGCACCGCCTACAAAAATATAATTATTTTCAAAGTAGTTGCCAGGAACAATTGGCAAAGCACATGATAAGTCACCTATATGTCCCGTAACGCTAAATTCTAAACCATAACCCGTTACTTCGTCATCATGCTTTTCAGTAAATGGATTTAAAGTAACATTATCACTAATAATTAAACCTAAATCGTTTGAATCCTTAATATTTTCCATGTAAAGCAAAAAATCTAAGGCTAACAAGTTCATATCACTTTGAACAAACAACTCATTAATTTCATCTTTTTTTACTAAATCAGTAAACTCAATTCTAAACGTACGTGTGTAAGTTTGTAAGTTAGTTGAATCACTAACTAAGCCAACTTGCATAAGTGGATATTTAGGTGGTGTTGATGCTCCCAATTCCCAACTATCGCCAAAAAAGAAATGCTCATTACTTACACCCCTACCTAAGTTAAGATGCAAGTAAGCAAATTGCTTAAATAATTCTACATTTTGTGATAGCGTTAATAATGTCATTATGATAAGTCTATTCCAGTTGTGTAATTTGTTTCACTTGCATTCATTCCCGTTTGTGAAAAATCGTCGTATAATGGAAACGTTGCAATGTTTTCTTTTAAATATTTTGTAAGAAGTTCAGCATAACTTTCTGCAGTTATTCTAAATTCGTCTTTCATAACTCTTACCTCAACCGAATCCGCAGCACTTGAATTTTCCGAGTTCTTTACCAATACACCCTTATTCATTAATCGGTAACGAATAGCAAACAAAGAGTGCATACATACATAATAAACCAATACAGGCTTAATATAGTCCTGCATTAAAGCTAAGTAAGTAGGGTAAGTAGCTAAAGTTGAATCAGCTGTTATTTTAGTTTTAAAGTCATTAAATAATGGTGTACCTAAAATACGTTGCAACTCAATATCCTGGACCTTCAATAAAGTAGGTAACAATAGTTTGTTATCAACGTTTTCATCTATTAAAGAAAGTTCCTTAACTGAATTTATATTTATGAAATATACTACTGCCATTATTTCTTTGTTCTTTTAATTTTTGTAATTGCTTTCCAAATATGTCGGCAATAAGGCTCAGTTTCTCCAGTGTTTGGATTGGTATAATAACCGCCACGATAATCCCAAACATTTAAATCCATGTCGTTATTCATTTTATCAATAGCTTCAAAAGTCCACTCTTTGCCATTAGATGAAAGTTTCATTAAATTAGAACAAAATGGTCTTGAACTCCCACCCTTTAAAGCTGGCGCATCTTTTTTTACTTCGTATTTATAAACTGTATATACAGTGCTTATTTCAAGTGGTGCAGTTTCTTTGTTATATGCCTTATCAGTAGGGTCAAAGGCATTAGCATTTTTATCTATTAAATTATTTTTCAATAACCCATCAATGCCACTACTAACTCTATCAACTGAAATTCCTAAAGCCTTTGCAATGCCGCTTAGTGTTTGCGTTGGGTTTCCCTTTAATACGTTTAAGATACCAGCTTTTAACGCTGTAATCGAAATATTAAATGGCTCTGCAAAGTACATTTTTTGCCTTGACAATTCAAACTTTAAAGCATCCGTTGAACTTTTGAAATTCACTTCTTCTTCAAATAGTACTTCATCTTCTGTATTTTCATCCTGAGCGCATGATTCCAACTGCATTAAAATAGCATCGTTTTTATCATGTGCAGAAAATTGTTGAGGTTGTTGAATATCCCCCAAAAATTCATTTGCCTCTGCTTCACTTAAACCAAATGACTTTAATAAAATCATTGCTTGAGGTTTAGTTGTGCGCCCTTTACCAAAGTCATCAACTACCTTTAATAAGTTAGTTACTTGCTTTCTGCTTAATGTATTTAAAACATCGTTACCAGTTGTAGTTTCCATTGGTATCTCAACACCATTAGCATCGAGTTTAGGCTCTGCAATTGGTGTAAGTGGCTCATATCCTTTTAATTCTCTACGTTCATCCTGAGTTAAATCTTGGTCCGTATAAAGGTCTAATCCAATTGGGTCGTTTTGCTCAAACTCAAACTCTATATTAACACCCGTTTTTAAATAGCATAACTTACTAATAAACTCTGCTAATTCAACTTGGCGTGGTTTAGTATAGTTATTTAAAAACAACTCGAATGAATCTCTTAATTCACTCTTTGCACTAAATGTAGTACCTTCCTGGCGAATACCAAACAATTGAGGGTTTGTAATTCTATGCCCTGTTAACTTCTTTTGTAATGCTCTCTTTGCACTTACCTCAAACTTCTTATCTAAATCATTAACATTGATAGCAGTTACTTCTGCAGCTTTCCCATCTTTATCAACGTAGTTAATAATTGTAGTACCTGCATTATCTGTTCCTGTAAAGTTATCAATTACTTTTTCTTTAATTTTTTTCTTTGTTTCCGCATCTGGCTCACCATTAAAAAACGTAACAATAGTACCTGCGGTAAAACCATTTGCAATAAAATTGTAATTAAAATTACTTATTTCAGTGTCGCTACAAATGTCCTGCAAACAAGCTTTATAAGATGGGTCAGGATACAGTGAACTTATTTTATTTTTAGTTGGTTTGTAAAATTTAAACGGAATAAAATATGAACCTTTAGAACCTGGAGTATAAAGTCTGTATTGTGTTATTGGATTTTGATATTGCTTTTCCCAATCGTTACAAAAGTGAAGTATATCACCTTCTTTGTTTAATCTACAATTCGCAATAGGTAAATGATAGTAATGTAATGGCTTACCAAGTAAATCAGTAATAACGTTTACAAAAAACCCATCAACAAATTCAGCATCTAAACCTATCTTTTTGCCCCATTGGTTTGCACTTTCATAAGGATTAAAAGAAGCTAAAAATTGTTTTGCTATTTCTTCTTGCTCAACATTTACTGCCTTTAATCCTTTGCCCCATAAATAAGATGCTTTTGAATTTACAATTGCAGCATGGTCGGGGTCTTGTTGATATAAATCAAGTAAAAAATTTATGTACAAATTATCTTTACCCCAACGGATAAAGCCTTGCAATTCCAAATCACTTAATTCTAAACGCTTATGTTTTTCAAGTGTTAAGAAAGCAATGTTATTTGTTTTATCTACTATTTCAAACTTAGCCATTGAATACTTTTATTTCTGTTGTTTGTTCTGTAAATGTAGGTATTGCAGCTGAACTATCAAAGACTTTTACTATACCAATTTCAACAATTGCACCACTATTTGCAACAACTAAATTAGTTGTACTAGCTTGTTCTCTTATTGCATAAGTCCAGCTACCTTCTTGCTCTAGTGATACAACTCCATTTACTAAATCTTCTACTGCATTTTCTTCTATTGCAAATTGATTGTAACGTATTTTATTGCCTGAAATATCCTCTGCAATAAATGATTTTATAACATCTGATTGGTCATTAATGAAAGTGAATAAATAAGTTGCATCAACTATTGTAGTACGCTCTGAAAGAGTTAAAACTACTTTATTGATTTCACCTTTGTTTATTGTTATCATTCTTAAACGTTATAAAAAAAGCCCATTAGTAATAACAGGCTTTTTAATTGTTAAAACAAAAAATTATTAAGGTGCAACACCTGCAGCTGGCTCAAGTAACACAGCAATTAAAGCTGCGTTTACTTTCTTTGGCTTAATTGTAGCCATACCCGCAAATGTAATAATGTCACCTTTAAAGTCATCCATTGCAGTACCTGTATCGTTATCGTCAATAGCATCTAATCCATACTCTTGACCATATAAATAATAATCTCCGTTTTGCAATTCAGCAATAACAAATAAATTATTTTTAGTCAATAAAGCATTTTGCTCGATTGTTAAAGTACCCATGTCAGGAGTTTGCATAGTACCTGTAATGTCGTAACCATAACCGCCACTTGTAGCGTTACCTTTACCAGTACATTTAAAGTTAGCAACTCCAGGTGCTTGAGCAAATCGCCACATTTGCTTATCTACTGACATTGTAAGTGTAGTTACAACGTTTGCAGTTAAAGCATATTTAGTAACATCTGACCAATCAACGTTAGCCCATTCTCCAATCAATACGGACTTTATTCCGCTTGGGTCTTTGCAAACCTTTCTTGTATATCCTTGTGTTAAAGCACAACTCATGATTATATTGTTTTAAAATGTTAAGGGGGTTTTTACACCCCCGTTAAATATTATCCTCCGTAAAGAGTGATATAACGTTGGTTAGTTACCCATGTACTCATTGCTTGAGTGTTTTTGATGTAACGTTGCATTGCACCATTTGCTACTTGACCAATTTGTAAAGTACTTAAATCGCCTCTTAAATCCATTAATACCTTTAAGAATTTAGGCATTGTTAAGATACGGAAATTTGCTCCTAGTGGATGAAAGTTTACTTCAACACCATTGTAGTAAATTTTCTCATTTGCTCCTGTTCCTTCAACTAAGAAATTTACTTGTTGTGCAGCACCTACTGCATTGTTAGCTACTTTAATTAATTGTCTATCTCCTAATGGAGCAAAGATACGTGCTTCGCCTGATTCAATTACTTTTGAATTAGCACCTGCATAAAGCTTACCATATTCAGTCGCAATGTTTGAACTTGTAACAGTTGTACCCGTTACCTTTACATAATCACCTAATCCAGCACCTGGAGTAGTTTTAGCCTGTGAAGCATTGTATAATGTACGTACTACTAATGAATCAAATAAAGTAGTTGGCATTGCAGCAACCGCTGTTTGAGCAGCCGCAGTAATAGAACCTTGACCAGCACCTGGAGTTAATGCAGCGATAGCAGTTTTAGTTGCAGAAGTTGCGCCATTCCAAATTTTGTTTTCTAAATCAGCACCAATAGCTGGAGTGATGTCGATTAACACTTTCTTATCAAATTCATCCGATACAGTATTAAATGCACCAGCTTTCATTGACTTCTCAAAACGTGTACCCTTTAAAGAGTTATCGTCAATAATATCTTCATAGTTGAAAGCAACTAAAGATACTGGAGTGTTTGAAAAGTTTAAATCAATGTTACCAGTTGCAGTTACTTGACCTGTATTTAATGCAGTCATAGCAACTTCTACTTTACTTTCGTAAACATCAGTACCTGATTTGTGTCCTTCTTGAATATCAATAACAGCCTCGCGGAATGTTTTTGAATCTTGATACAATTCTGATTGTATTTCTTCTAATTCTGATTGGTTTCTTGTAGAACCTGTGAAATTTATAGGCATGGTTTTGTGTTTTTATTTTTGTTTATAATGTTTTAAATCTTCAATTAAGAACTCAATTTGTTCTTCTGTTAAATGTCCTTTGCAATATTCAGCAACATCTGCTTTACCTAATGCATCAGTAAACACTTTATAATTAACCTCAAATGGATTAACAAAGTTTTTTACTTCTACTTTTGTTTCTTGCTTTGCCATTAAATTTTACCTCTGTTAAATTTAACTTGCTCAGCCTTTGTCATTTCGTTCCAAGCTTTTGGAGTTGCTGCAATTGGCTCTGAACTTGGAGTTTCAATTATAGCATCAATAGCTGACAAAGAAGTTTTTAAACCTTCGTGAGTTGACTTGCTTAATTTTTCAATAGCTTCAAGTCTTGACATCATCATTTCTTTTTCTTTATCCTTATTTTTCAATTCAGTTAAAGCAAGTTCTAATGCTGCAACTCTCGCTGCCATATCCATTTCAGGAACTTCAACTACTTCAGTAGAAGCTGGCTCAATCTTTTCAACTAAACCACCTTTAACGTAAAGTTTAGAATCGTCAGCCATTGTATATTCCCCATCCATTAATTCAGTTGTTGATCCATCAGCGTTAAGCATTTTAACGATAACACCAATATCTAATTTCTCACCTTCGTAAGTAATCTTAGAACCATCTTTTAAAACAACTTCTGCTGCTAATTTTGTAGGCTCTTCAACTGGTGCAGCTACAACGTGCTCATTAAATAACGCTTTAATCTTTAGTACTAAATCTTGACCTAAAGCATTTTTAATTTTATTGTTTAATTCGCTCATGAAATTTCTATTTATATACATAATACAATTTTTTAAAAAAGGTTACATTTACTCAATTATGCTTTGTATAACAGCCTTAACCTCTTCGTCTGTTAATTCGATTGGTGCAAGTTCCATATCACAAAGTATTTCAATAGAAAGCCCGTTAAATACACCTTGCTTTACTTTTTCCCACTCAGTTGGATTGTCAACTTTTACAGATGCAAATGCAGTTCCATCAGGAAGGTCAAAACCTTTCGGCTGACTTATTCCCCTAGCTTCATCTGAAATAAACATCTCAAACATAAATACTCCTTTTGTTTTGTCGCTTTCTTGTTGGTGAGTGCTTTTAATGTTATTCATCTTACCTTCTTTCATAAACTTCATTACTAGCTTTTCAATTGTATCTCTACTAGCAGCAACGTAAAACTCCTTCTCTTTACCTGTTTTTTCGTCTTTTATTTTACGATAAATTGGAAGGTCTGGAATAAGAATGGGCGATGTTACTATTCGCCTTTCTTCTTGAATAGCAAATTTAAAGTAGTTGCTTTTTTCTTGACTATCAAAAGCCATCCACTCAGTCATAATAGCAGGTTTGTCAACCATTGCAATAGCTGTAAAATCAACGCTTACATCGTTATAATCGTTTACTTTGAAATAATAAATTGGTAAATTGTTCATGTTAAATTGTTGTTTGGGTTTTTAATTTGTTTGCTCTATTTTGTATTTCTGAAATATCTGTTTCCGTAACAAATACTTTTATTGGTTGTTGCGCTGTTCTTTGGTCGTTTGTTTGCCCTAAATTATTACCTTGCGCATCAAACATAGTATTGGTGTTATTGTTAGGGTTGTTGATTGTTGGAGGTGTTGGTAGGCTTGTACTTCCTATTTGTGGTGCTGCACCTGATGAACCTGATGAACCTCCTGCACTTGCTCCGCCCCCATCAAATTTAGCACTAGCAATTTTAGCCACGTTTGCAACTGCACTTATTCCAGTTGCTATTGCAATAGGAATATTAAAAGGTGCTGGGTAACTAGCTAAAACTGTTTGAACTGCACGAACCCCATCAATAGTAGCTTGAGTAACTGCAAATGCTTTATTAACATTAAATTGTTGTTTTTTTAGTTTTAATTCTTCGGCACTACCTTTTTTAGCGTTACCAATTTGTATGGCAAATATAGCATCTGATAAACCTTTAGCAGCATCAAATGAAGCTTTTTCTAGTGCCATTAAAGATTTAGCTTTTTGCTTTGCAGCTTCTTCTGCTAGTTTCTTATCTGCTTCGTATTGTAGCGCAGATTGGTTTAATAACTCTGCATTTTTTTCAGCATTTATTTCTAATTCAGTTTTCGCAATAGCTTGTTTTTGCTCAGGAATAATAACAGCTTCTTCGTCTGCCATTCTTTGCTGTTCATCTTTCCACGCTTGGTATTTAGCTTCACTATCTATTTCAGCTTGTTTCTTTTTATCTTCGGCATACTTTGCATTAACTTTATTTATTTCAATTTGAGCAAGTTCATTTATTTGAGCTTCTGTTTCTTTATTTTTTCTTAATTGTTCTTCTATTTGTTTACCATTTCGGTTATAATTAAAAACCTCTTTATCTTGTAATTCTTTTAATTTATCAGATGCTCCCTTTCTAATTGCATCAATTTCTTTTTCCCTTTCAGATAATTTAGCAACTCTTAAATTTTCAGCAACGTCTGATTGAAATGTATTATAAGCGTTTATTTTATCAACTTTCTCTTTATTATTTGCTATTTCTTGCGCTTCCCTATCTGAACTTGCCTTTAATAAATTTACTTGTAATTCATCATAATTCTTTTGCTCCTCATCATTTAATTTACCTTTCTGTATTTGCAGAGTTTTCATTGCCTGAACTTGCTTAGCAATACTATCTTCAGTTGATTTTAATTTTTGTAGTTCTAATTGTTGAACATCTTGACCAGCTGCTTTTGCTTTTTTTATTTCAGCATTATATTGCTCTTCCTTTGCAGTTTGAACTTTTTGAGCATTCTCAATCATTTGAGCAGCTGCTTTTTCGTCTGCCTTATTTGTTAAACCAATAGCATCTGTAAAAGCATAAATCACATTAACAACTGCGTCGGTTATCATTTCAAATATGCCGAACTTCTCAATAAGCATAGTAATACCACTAACAATTAATAGTAATGGTATTGCATTCATTGCAGTTCCTAATCCCTTGAACCCAATCTTTATTTTCTCAAAGTCAAAGTTTCTAAAGCCCTCACCTACTAAAGAAAGCCCTTTGTTCATCTGTTCTATTCCCGAACCCGTTGCTATACTTGCAGCATCGTTAATATCCCCTATCTTACCTTCAACATCATTTAACTCTTTACTTAATCGTTTAAATTCTTCGGGATTGGCAGCTTCACTTAAAGCAACTTTTAATTTTTTATATTCTTGTTGAAGTCCTTTTAATGAAGTATTCATTTTAGTGGTTTCCGCTCCACTAATTTCAGTCATTTTACCCTTTAGCTTATTAGCTTCTTCGGTCGCTTTCTTAAATTCATCACTACCGAAGTCAGCTTTACTAGCTGTTTCTTCTAGTTTTTGAACTTCGTTTTTTAACTCCTTTACTGATTTAATACCTGCGCCAGTGCCTGTAACCTCAACGCTTATACCTATTTTTTCATCTGCCATTTAAAATGTCGTTTAAATTGTTTTCAATTTTCTTTAGCTTATTAACATAAATAAGTTTTTGAAGTTTATTTATTTTAGGATTAGTTAGCTTTACTTTAATTTCGTACATCCGTTGGGTTAATATTCCAATACGATTAATTATTTCGGTCACTTCTGTTTCTGCATTCATGTAAATGGCAAATAGTTTAATTATGTTTTCTATTTGTGTTTTCATCTTTAATTATATTATATACCAATTAGTCCCATCCGTTTGGATTGTTACTGACTGATATTGTGTTGTTAATACTACATTTGCAGCCCCATCTATTGTACCACTAGCAGGTACTATTGTTACTGTAAAAGCACTTGCATCTATTTTTTTAATAGTAAATATCTTACCTATTGTTTTGCCTAATGCATCAACAAAAAAACATTGGTCGTTACTTGGTGTTGTTATTGTTTTATTTGCTGCGCCACAATCAACTAAAATAGTACCTGCATTTGGTTTTAAAGTTATGTTTGTTGCAGTTGTATCTATTGGAGCGTAAAGGTTTGAAAACTCCGGCACTAAAACATTATTCACATAAGTAATATTGCTTTCAGTTATTGTTAATTCACTTGAATTTACTATGCTTACATTTTCAACTCCAGGTGCTATCGTTATTCCATTACTTCCTACTATTGAAATATACTTTGCCCCTTGACCGACTACAATATCTTCACTTGCTGCAATGTTTACAGGATACTCTGAATAAACATTTACATTCTTGCTAGGTGTAACAAGTGGAGCAGGGAATGTCCTTTGAGTTGAGTAGTCAGGTATATCACTAATATCTGTTAATTCAGGCGTAAACACTTGTACATTTGCCAACTTTAGCAACTCACATTTAACGCTTTCACTTTCGTTTTTATAGTCAATTATTTTATTGATTCGATAATAACTATCTCCTAGTATTTCATCTTCAATAAAGTATTTATTTCTAAAGCTAAATGATTCAATATCTGTTTTCTTTAGCCATAAATAAGCATATACTAACTTACTATCTCTATCACTTATCTGGTCAATAAATGGCTTATGAAATCTGTAAAATAAATTATTGTTAGTAAATTGACTACCAAGAAATGAATAATAAACTTGTTTAGGTAATCCAAAATTGAGATCATAAGTTGGGTTAAATGGGTCGTCTGTATGCCCAGCATAACCATAAGATTGAATAATTAAATCAGTTCCACCTGTTTGTTTAAACGTGATACTTGCAGTTGTAGTCTTTATCTTAGCGTATAAAACTCTTAAATTAGGTGTAATACGTTTAATATTTCCTCCATCAATATCATATATTTTAGGATAAGCAATTCCTAGTGTGTAGTTAGCAACGTTATGAGTAGGTGAGTAAATAGATTCAGTTGTTGTGATTTGCTGAATAAAATCGTTTAAAATATTTTCTTCTTGCGTTCCAAAAACCTCAGCGTGTTTTAACTCGTATTTTATATTCCAATAATCTTTATCTGCCTTGTATTTATAGATGTAAGTCTTTGCATCCAACTCACTCATTGGATTAACCACTATATCTTTGTTGTGGTCAATTCTATGCTTTAAATTAACTATACTGCCATTATAATAACTTAAGTCAGTATAAGCATCGTAATAAGGCTCAATGATTAGTTTTTTAGGGTCGGTCTTATCGGGTTGCATTATTAAGTTATAACGCTTCATTATATCTTTAACGAAATCCCTTTGCTTAATGTTTATAGGAATAGCGTTATTCATTTCTAAATTATCGCCTTCTAATAAGTCATTTGATGTTACAAGCCCATAAAACATTGTATTGTTATTGTCAGCAACAATCTCACATTTAACATTTATCGAACCCGTTGTTATTAGTGTAATTCCATCAGCTTCATAAAATCTAATAGGGTTAAATGCACCATCTCTGTATAAATTAAATGATGCTCTTATTTTAGCTACCATTGAATCTAATTCTGTAACACTTATGTCGCCTGTGCTTATCTCAACCTGTACAAAGAATGGAGTGTTTGTTTCAAAGAATGATTTAAAGTTATCGTTTTGAAAGTTTAAACCGCCCGTTGTAAATATGTTTTGAACTCCTAACTGCAACTCAGCAGATACGTTTGCATTTCTGTAAACTCTTAGAATTATTCTAGAACCAAAAGCCCCAACAAAATTAATGTTATCACTAAATACAGCCGCTGGATTGGTATGTGTTATTGAAAACTTTAATCTTATTTTAGTGCTAAAATTATAAGTGCCTGTTTTAGGAACTGTATAAGTAGTGCCTGAGTAGTTATTACCTGCATCAAAGAAAGGTGCTGTTTCTTTATTAAACGTAATAGATGTTTCATTTACAAAAGGATTTGAGGCGGCTAAATCAAATAAAGTTAAATCAGTTAGCCTACCTACGTTAAATTGCCTATTGTCTAATTCAGCTTGACTTAATGTTATTGTATCTAAATTTGGGTAAGTTATTTGTCTTTTAAAAAACTCGGTTTCCAAAAACACGCTATCAAAAGTATATCCTTTAGCAGCAAATATCTTTGTCAAATATTCATAATCATAAATACATGGAATAAAATCTTTAACCCTCCAAATACTTTCATCGCCTAAAATAGTACCACGATTAACAAGTGGGTAATAGTAACCATTGCCAGGAGCATAAGCCTCACTCACTCCATCTCTAATAATTGAAGTATTCCAACTATTGATAATATTGGTACGTGTATAATCATGGTCTAAATCTGAATAATCTAAATCACTCAATAAGTCATTTGAGATATCAGTCCAAAAGTTACCCGTTTCACCAATTATGTTACAAGAATAAACGTGCAGCCCATCTTTAATTGTTATTCTTAAAAGCTGTAAATATCCTGTAAATGTTAGTACTTCATCTTCATATTGAGATGCTGAGGTTTTAATATTCGGGTTAAATGTTTGAGTAGCTAAATTAACTTGAAATATATTTTCAAATAATCGGTTTATTTCATTTGTTTCGTAAAGTTCTAAAGCCTTTGAAAATGATGTATTCCGTTTGTCAGGCTCTCGAATGTCAGCCTCCGAATACGTTGTTACCATTGGTAAATCACTTACAATAGCAACGTTATCTAAATCCCCTATAACTAATCTATTTGCCATTATAATGCTCTTTGTCTTGTTTCTGTAATGCTTAACTTTACATCTATTCCGTAATTAAACAACTTCATGTTTTCATGCTTATTGATTAAGTATTGTTTGCTCATGCTTGTTATTGGTACATAGGCAAATAAGTCACCATAATCAGCATCTTCATTAACTAACCACTTTAATGGCGAACTAAATAACTCTTCCAAATATATTGATTGTTGAGCAGTTATCCAATTAGTCTGTAAATTTACCATGTAAGTTTCTTCGGTGCTTACAGTAAATGTTTCATGCTTATAAGGTAGGCTAGTGTAAACTCCTGAAATCAATTCTTTGTTACCCAAACTAACCTCACTTGTTTTTGAATCTATTGTTTGAGTGCTTAACATTTCAAAAGGAAACGAAGATATGCCGCCATTTCTATTCAAATAGTAAATACGATTAACTTGATGCTTCGTGCATAAGCTACCAATTTTAAAAGTATAGCTACCTATAACAGTCGTTAAATTAGACTTTAAGAAAACAACTTGTATAAAATAATCTTCTGCAATAGTAAAAGATTGGTTAATTGCAAGTTGAGGTGAAGCATTAATTTGATAAATTTTATTTGTAGTCATAGAACCTGTATAGGTATAAGTATCTAAAATATCAACTCCATTTGTATCAATTACCCTATAATCAATTCTAAATAAGTCAGCAGGTTTCACAAATTGCAAGTAAACATCTTGATTCATTGTTACTATATTATTGGGTAATATTGCGCTTTTGCCTACATTATGAAGTTTTATCTCACTATTGCTGCTTATAAAATCTGCGTAATTATAGATGCTATAATGCGCTTCTTTCTCAGTTAGCGATGCGTTCCAAGCTTTGTATGTTATTGTTGAAGTTGTGCCTGGTCCGCCAGTATATGTTTCAATAATATCAATTGATACATCAACTTTAGAATTAACACATTCCAATATATTAAAGTCATTTGGATTCATAAAATGGTTTATGAAATTTTTAACAGTTTCCATTGCATTAAAAACCAAAGTCCCATCAGGGCGAGGAGCATGATAATAAATAAAGTTTGATGTCGTTGGTGTTCCATTTAATACATACGTTACATCAACTTCGACTTTGTATTTAAAGTCAGGCTGTGCTATTTCCGTTGACAAAGCAGTAATATACTGATCGTTATATGCAGGTGTAAATGCTTGAGGCTGTTGACTTATTGTTATTGCCATTACTTCTTAATTTCTATTAATATATCTGTTTTCAATATCTCGCTTATCTGTTTGCTTAGTTTACCTGTATCAATTTTATTAACCACATCTGTATAAAAGTGGTTTCCTTTATATCCATTTTTGTGTATTTTACGACTAATCAAATAGCCTAATTGTATTGCAGCTTTCTCAAATGATACTTGCTTTAATGTTTTGTATTCCCTATTTGGGTTTCTTTTTTTAGCTTCGTTTTGTTTATCAACTCTCGCTTTTAAAGTTGATTGTTGAAATTTCTTAACTATATTTTTACGCTTTGCCCATTCGGTAATCTTATTCTTTACTTCGCCATTCCCACCGCTGCTTGTTGGCTTTCTGCCATTATCTAAAGCAAAGCCATATTGCGGCATAAGCAACTGCATTGATACTTTATCTTCGCCTTTAATTACAACGTACTTAATCTTATTTGATAACTTACTATCGCCACCGCCATAAGTTACACCTTTATTCCTTAAAGATTGTTGCAAGTCCTCGACTAAATTAGTACCAAACAACTCTAATATGCTAACTATTTTATCCACGTAATGCTATTTCAAATTTTCCTTTATCCTTCAAGTAACTTAACTTATTCATAAATTGTATAACGTTCCATTTTGTGTAAACTTCATCTTCTGTTATTCCTGCATTTTCTCTGCATTGGTCCACTGAATATTCCCAGCCCCAATTTTCTAGGAAGGAACTAACTGAGGATTTTTTGCTATCCATTGCATCCTCTTCGCTATCTCGTTTAACTGGCTCTCGGTATAGACTTGTATAGTCTTCTCTGCATTGCACCAAAAGTCCGAATAAAAAAAAACCAATCCACTTACTTCGCTCACCTTTGCATTGCTTAATAGCTTTACATTTTCTTCATGTTTGCTAGGATCATATTCCTTTTGAACGTAAATAATAGGTAACAACTTATCCAGGCACTTGTAAACGTTATTATTATGGCTCTTATAAATACTTTGAAAGTCAATCATTTGATTAACCTTCATTTGTGTTAATGCTTTTGTTGCTGTAAATATCTTTTTACCAACTATAATAAAATCCATTACATGAAATAATGGCAAGTCATTTCGTAAAAATGAAAGTTTAACAGATAGCTTTTTAAAGTCCTCAATATCCATTTCCATAACTTCGTCAAATGGTTTGTCAATAAAATAAGAAATCAAAGCTGCCATTCGGTCAACTTCGCTATCAAATTCATCGTGCATAATTTCGTATGCTTTCATAAATTGACTAACTGTTATTTCTTTATACGAAGTAGGTACTTTCATCTTATACATAATACATTATCATTTTAATAGTTACTATTCAATTATAAATGTAGCTGGTTTACGTAACTTGTTTAAAGCTACATATCTAAGCGCATCAAATATATGATTATTCTTATCTTCAGGTTCGTTTAAGTTCTTACCATTCCTATCAGTTGCCCATCTATATGACCTCGCCTCACGTTTTGCATTAATAGAATCTTTAGTTATGTGAATTTCATGTTGCTGTAAAATATCAATAGATGCTCTAATTGAATCGTTGCCTTTGTTAGCACCTTCAATTCTAAAACCTGCCCTTCTTAAATCTTCAATACTTTTTGGCTCAGCACTATCCGCTATTATTTGTTGCTGCCTGGTAACTCCTAATTCAGTTAATCGGTTTATAATGTCGCTGTTTGTCATTCCAGTTTCATAAATCAACTCTTTTAAGTAAATAGCTTTATTGTATTTATAAACAGCAACTAATGTAGTTGGGTCATTTGTAAAGCCCCAATCCATGCCATAAGCTATAAATGTAGCATCTATTGGAATAGCATCACATTCGTGCCAATTGTCAAAGATAATGCCTTGTAAGTTACCTGTATTACCTAATCCGTAAACTTGCCAAATGTTCGCCCAATAAGCATTTTTTACGCTCCCATCTTCGTTGTAGCCTTTTGTTTTATAGTCTAGTATTTGCTCTCTTTCTCTAGCACTTAACAATTCATTATCGTGAAAGGTAAGCTGCAAGAAATCACAATCCTTTGAGTTTATAACATCGGTATCAATAAAAAACTCAGCATCAGGATTATAGTCAGCGTAAACAACTCCAGCACGTGAAGCCACTTGCCTATAACTTTCAGCATCACATTTATTAACCTCATTAAAATAAGCCACATCTGAACGTAATCCCTTACCCACATCTTCTTTGTCTAATCCAATAAACTTAATAAATGACCCGTTTTTAAATCGGTATAAAGTACCTGCCAGGAATCTATGATCTTCATAAAGTCCTGCCATTTTCATAACCTTTACAAAGTCTTTAATAACTGTTAGCCTCATTTTAGTTAATTCAGCTGATAGTATTAAAATCTCTTTGTTTGGTTTACTTGAAGCGTGATTAATTAAAATGATAAGTATAGAAATGGTTTTACCTGCACCTTGTGAGCCTTTAATAACTCGAACAGGTTTACGCAGCTTACTTATCTTTTTTAGGCTGGTTGTCGCTTGAATCATCTAATGGGTCAATGTTTAATACTTGAATGTTAGTAGTTTCAATTTGTTGCTTATCTGTCCAGCCTAATTTATTCTTTGCATAGAATATTCCCTTACCTTCATTTGCAACAATATCAGCTGCTAGGGCTTGAAATAGGTCATCTATCTTTTTTATAGTGTCGGATTTATCAGTAGAATTTTGTTTTAACCACTCATAATAAGTATCCCTACTAATTGTATTACCAACATTTCTAGGTAGCCATATATTCAAAAAAAATGCTATTGTAGGTATATGCCTTTCTCTTTGTTCAACTATTTTTCCTGACCCCGTTGCAACTTCTTTAGAATGGTTTAAACATACATCTATGTAATCATTTGCATAGTCAGGTAATTTATTTATGAAATCTATTGACTTAGCCATCAGTTCAATCCTATTTTAATTGTTTCTTTTAATATTTTACTTGTGTATAACCCATGCTCAAAAAATATGAAATGCATCATACTTAGACTTAACCTATAACCTATGTTATTTGGTTGTAGCATTTTTAGATTTCTTTGCTATTGGTTTTGGTGTTTGATTCCAAACATTAGCCTCGCAGTAATCGAATAAACGATTAACTAAGTTTTTGAAATTAGCATCACAAGTGCATACCCAATTTTCTTTAATACCAGCATTATCGGCTAACTTAATAACTTCGATTAGTGTTTGATTGTCAGGACTTGGGCAGTTGCCTAGTTTCAATCCTTGTATAAATTCTTTATGGTTTAATAATGTTTGCATATTCTATTTTCAATTGTTTTTTAATTCTATGATTCTTCACCTTCATTGCGGTGTAACTTATTTTGTTTTCGTAACAATATTTTTTTACGTTTTCAATTCCCAGCGTTGGGTGTTTACTAATTATATCGGGCAGTTCATTGTATTCAGTTGTTTCATCTTCAATATCAGTTAGTTCGTTATCGTTTGCTAATTCTTTTAAGTTTGAGTTTTTACGCTCTCTTTGATAAAATAGGTTTCTAATAACAACAAAGCAATATTTTTTTAATTCGGTTTCATCAATAAATTTTTTTTTGCAATTAAATATTTTGATGTAAAACTCCTGGAGTAGGTCTTCCCAAAGATACCGATTGTTGTAAAGCCTTTTGCAGTAAGCTTTATAATCAACATCAGTGTAAATTGAGTTGAAGTTTACCATTAGTTACTTCCAAAAATATTGCATTTCGTATGAATCCATTAGCAAATATACAATTTATTTCAATACGTTGTTAAAATGGGTCTTCTGTTTGTTCTAAAAAATTATTATTTTGTTCTAATTGTATTGGCTCACTTGCTAAACTTACCCAACTACCAGCATGATAAAAACTACCATCTTCAATATATCTTCCACTTTGTTTATGGTAAGTAAAAGTTGAATGTCCTATTTGCCCCCAATGTGAAAACTTAACCTTTTGAACGTGAATCCATGTTTTGTTTTCTTCATCTCTATAAACACTTATTCCATTATCTGACTTGTTAAAGAAGTTAGCAGAACCTGCCACATCGTATAAAGTTGGAATTTCATATTTACCGCTTTGTTTATCCTTTGCTATTTTTCGGGGGTGAGCAACTAAAAAACAATGAACATTGTAAAGTTCGCAGAAGTTAGCTAACTTATCTAAACTCTCACCAATGTATTTAGTTTCCGATACCCCGTATTTATGTTCAAGCTTATTCCAAGCATCAATAACAAAGCATTCAATGCCATGCTTTAACTTTAATTGTTTAACGTGTTCTAATATGCTTTCAAGTGAGAAATCCTTTTCAGGTTTAACAAACCAAATATTATTGTTTAAAGCCTTTTGTACCATTTGCACCTCTAAATAAGTCATTCGATTATCAAAACCACTATCCCAACTTTTACCTATTATTTTTCTTGCTAACTTACTGAAATGTAATTTAGTAGGCTTATTTTCGGGTGAGTAGAAAGCACACCTCCAGCCATGATTAATGTTTAACCTCAACACTATTTCATCAACAAACTCACTCTTACCATGTCCAGGTATTCCCGTAACTGTTGTAATGTAACCTTTAACAAAAGTTAAGCACTTATCAAATGTTTGATGCCCAATGTTTACGCCTTTTTCTAATCCATTTTCGTACATGTCGGATATTTCATCTACCATATCTTCAATGGTAAATACACCCTCCAATGGAAATTCTTTAGCCTCTGAAATAGATTCGATTATACCCTGTATTCCGTACTTTTGTAAACATTCATTTGCATCTTTGCAATCTTTGAAAGTAACTATCTTACAACGTTCTTTACCTAATCGGTCTGCAAATTCATCTAACAATCTTCGCCCAGCGTTATCATTATCAAAGCATAAGTA